CCAACAATCGATTTTGGAACTGTTATTGTTTGTTTTATACCACGATTATCGTTGTAAACTTCAACTCGAACGTGATTTGGAAACCATTCCTTAATTTTACCAGTTCTAAGTGATAAAATCTTATAGCTATCAGATATTGTTGGGTCACCTATTGTTTCAATGGGGACAATCGCAACAACGCCTTCATCAAACATACTCATTACAACATCCTGAATAAATGCACGACCTGTTTGGTCTTTATTCGCCTCTACTGTGAGACAATGGTTTAAAGAGTCTTTAATTGTTTCTAAATAACGATCTTCATCATCCAACCGGACATGTTGTATATTGAAACTAGCAACGTCCATTGCGATTTTTGTGGTAATAGTTGAAATAATAGATCTTTCACTTCCCCTTGATAACCGAACCTGACTAGGATTGAATGACGATACGTAACCAAGATCCGACATAGAATATGGTACATTTTCTTCAGGATTTTTGAAGACGTTCCATGCTTGTTTTAATCTATTGCTAAATGAGTTTATATTAATCACCCCTTCGCATTAGATTTTCTTGTTTATAGGCAACCTTACCAGATTTGAAGACACCTTGTTTCAATTGTTCCATATCGTAACCTGCGTCGGCAACTGCTGTATGGACCCCAATTTCACCTCGTTTAGCAACAAATTTTAACACTCGCCCAGATGGAGCCTGTATTCCAGAAACTCTTTCGTTCATAAGCGATGCTAATTTATTGTTATACTGTAAAATTGTAGCGGAAGAAATACGACCAGTAGGCGTATAAGATATCTCCAATTGGGTTCTGACGAATTCATTCATTTCTTTTGATACTGTTTTTTGAATTTTAGCGCGTATTTTCTCGCCCTTTGTTTCGGCCCACTTGATGTCTTTCTTATCTAATCGGGCCCGACCTCTAGGTGTAAGTGACCCATCGGGATTCTGATACCTACGAACACCCCACTTCATACCTATAATTCCGTAATGTTGAAGGACTGTTTGATTCATAAATTGGTCCTCCTTATTTCTTATCTTTGGACTTCATATTAAATGCAGCTTCTGCGAACTGTGGGGATAATTGTTGTACAAGGATCTTCGCACTACCTAAGAAGACACCTTTACTAAATTCGGATAAAGCTTCCCCTCCACCTTTCAAGATTGCTTTTTTAACAAAGGATTCACTTCTCTCTAATTTTTCTGCTGTGAGTCTTTTATAAGTATCCTCTAATTGCAATCTTTCATTTAGTTTCCTCAGCTCTTCATTTGAAAGACCGTCTGGGGCTTTCGATTTAAAGTCCCTACTTTTAACATGATCTTCGGATTTTTCAGAATCTTTGTACCGTCTTTTCCCAGCAGGCGTTCGAGTTCCATCTTTGTTTTGAAATCGTCTCACGCCCCATTTTTGGCCTAAAATACCGTAATGGTATAATTGGTTGATTGGAGTTGTTGTATCGATTATAAAAGGTTGCTCGTATGTATTTTTCTCACCCGATCGCCTTTTTAAATCCATTATTACATCTTCGACTTCCCGCTCACTTCGGAGACGCTCCAACATACGACGAAGCTCGGAAAAAGATAGTTCCGAAATACTTTTAGTTTTGTCAGGTTCTAAGTTGAATCGAGTATCAGTTGGTTCGTCATAATAATGTTTTATAACTTTATTGGCCATCCGTTTCTCCTTTCTATTCAAATTCGTCTTTATTTAATTTATATGCAACGTAAGCATTAAGTAAAGCTGAGACAGCATCTATCTTTTCATCTCTATGCTTCTTTAGAAGTTTACGATTACCATTGGTATCTTCCTCTGTTACGGCGTTACCCATTGTAAAGCTAAACAATTCTTGGTCGAATATTAATAGACGTTCTTCCGAAAGTTTCTTGAGTTCTCCAAGCGGAACTGATTCAGTTTTAGAACCTTGGATTACCTTTTCGATTGCATATGGGCCGTTTTCTTTTTCCCATCTTGCTATAAACTCTTGGGCGTTATAAGGGTCAAAACCAACACTTCTAACGTCGTATTGCATCGCGTCGATGTATTCTTCAAGGTCATCATATACGTCCATCATATCAAGCACCGTACCATCAAGAATCATTAATGATCCTTCATTGATGAACTCGTTATACTTAACACGAAGTGCACCAGGAAGTCTAGATAGAGTTAAACTAGTAATATAGCAGCGAGTCTTGATTCCGAATCCATCTCGTCCGAGTGGGAATAAAAATGTGAAGGCACAGAAGTCATCACCTTGGGATAAGTCGACACCCATCGAACAAACACATTTCCAAAAGGATCTTCGTCTATGTGGTAGAGTTTCTTCGTATGTAAAGAAATATGTATACCCTGCCATTGGTATTCCGAAACGCTTTGCAAGAATATCATTCCGAGTTGATGGGGCTTTTTCGGCACGCTCAACATCCCTCTGATATGTCTCATATGAAACTGTCTTACCGATATTTGGTTGGGCTTTTTGCCACATGTTTGGATTTGCTACTTCCTCAATATCGTCTAATCTATAGTACCAAATGGACACATGATCGGCTATGTAATCACCTCGAAGTATGTCCATCAATTCCATTTTGATTGTATCGCCAGCACTATTACGAACAGTACCTTCTGAGCTCGTCGCAACAATTAACCAGTCGTCAAGTTTAGACGCACCTTGTTCAACAGCCCCAATAACATCCTCACGAATATTACCGGATAACCATTCGTCGATGGTTGTAACCTTAGGCCGTAACCCTTGGAGTTTATCGATAGTCATTGCACGAACTTCTAAAAGTGAACCAGTAAGAAAGTTTTCAATTCCTTTTTTGGTGGATGCTAGTTTTGTACGATTGGCTTTAGCACCTGTAGTGTTGAAAATAGATCCTTCAGTTAGAAACTTAAACAATGGTCCGCGACTTCTTGTAATGGCTGTTCTAATTGGCGACATTACTTCGTCAGCTTGTTTCATTGTTGGTGCGGTCGTTACCTGATGTGTGGTTGTCGTATCAACATTTAAAAAATAATTTTGTATACAACTTGCATACATTGACTTAGCTGCACCACGTGCAACGATTAAAAACTGCTTATTTATTAACCTTTTCTTAACCCAGCGATCCTCATAATGACCGGGATCTCGACCATTTCCCGGTATAAAGATTGATCTCTTTTCGAAATAGTACCAACCAAAAATATCTTCAGCCCAAAGTTTGAAAGTGTCTAAAAGGTGGAGATCGGATCCATCGGTGAGTGTCAGCTCATTTTCACAAAATAAGATAAAACCCTCTACGGCATCTTCATCGTAATAGTATGCGGGGTTACGAATACGATCGTCAATTCTATTCATCTGGAGAGAAATTTCATTGTTGACAAGTATTTCGCCTCTCAACACGGCTTCACGAAATTGACCATAATACCGAGGAGTGGCCGTGTTAGACAACTTCAATTAATTACACCTCTCTCTATTTAATTGTCGATAATGGAACTTCCTGTCCGGGACCTAAGAAATCAAGACTCCCAAATGACACTGGAGCCAATACTGATTTTTTCGGATCGTACTTGTATATTAAAATACACAAGTCATTTCCGTCGTTTTCTAAATCGCTAAAAATAAATCCAAACGCTGCATCGAACTCTAAAATCTGTTTAAGGTGATTGGCATTTGTTAGCTTAGTAGCTTCAACGTAAGCCTCATGTACATTTATCGCATTCATATAGTGTCGCCCACTTCGACAAGTTTATTTGTTTGGACAGTAATACGCCACTCATACTCAGAAATCTGTTTCTCGATCGAGTTGACAAGAAAGGAATTTTGTGGAGGATCGAACATTAGTCGAACTTTTAAATAAACAAACGATTTAATTATTTCAAGATCTTTTCGTCCCTGTGTAAATTCTTCCCAAACATTATTCTTATCCGTGATGGAGTAAAATTCTGGTCCAACGCCCAACTGATTAAGAATCATAAGAGCGCCATTAATATGTATAATTAATTCCTCGTCAAAACTGGTATCATTTACGTCAATGCCAAGTAGTTGTTTTATAGAATCTAAAATGCTCACCATAATAGGGTGTCCCCCCTTCTTCGTTCTAGTGGTAACTTTAGTAAATTATTATCGTTACCAAATGTGATAGCCTGATGCGTGTTAAAGGATGTAGTTATTAAGAATTCTGGATCTAGTAAGGAATGATAATTATTTTCAAAGTCGTCTATAGTTATTGGATTCATATGATGAACATAGATTCGATCTAAAATATCTCGCCCAGGAATTCCTAGGTCACAACCATTATCTCTAAGGATTACTTGGTTTCTAACTTGCTTCCATTCATATGACCTATAGAAGTTCTGATTCAAATATCTATCTCTTCCAAATGTCTGATGACCAACTCGTCCACCTAAGATTAGATAGTTGAATCGTTCTTCAAAAGTAGGTAGGGTAATTAATTCGGAATATGTTTTAATCATCATACCTATTATCCTCGACATTATCTGCACCAGAATATGCACGCATCGCTTTTAGCGCGTCGGAGTAAAGTTCTTCAACTCTCTTTTGTGATTGAAGTGCTTCCGTCTTCGCTGCAATTAATTGTTTTTGTAGTTCTAAAATCTGTCTCTCAAGTTTAGCAGTTGGCGAACCAGCTTTCATCAAATAAACAAGTTCTTGTGCACTCGCTTGTTTATTTCGAATTCTTTCTTCCGTGGCATCCATGGCAAGGGCCACTAATTGTTGTTCTCTTCCTTCTGGAGTTGTAGCTGGTGGAGTTCTTGTCAACTTTTTAACAGAAGTTGTATACTTTTTATCCATAATGACCCCCTTTAAATATACTTTGGTAATAGTTTGACCGGGGTATTTTCGGGAATGTCTCCAGAATTAAACCCCCGGAGAAAATATAAGGACCGCCGCGATATAGGAGGGGGTGTTATATTTAGACC